CTTTTGATGCCACAAACCTAAACGAAGCTAGCATAGACGGAATCCTAGTATCCCTAGTAACTTCCGGCATCGCAGCAGGCACAAGAGTATTCGATCAATCAGGCGGCTCGGCCCCATCATCAACAGGTGAGGCGGCAATCGACACGCTCCGTTCACGCGGCTGGACAGTCGCAGTTACAGGGGGATATTAAAAAATGGCTACTGAGCACAAAACTGAATACACGCACCGCGTACTAATAGTAGTACCAGAAGACCTTATGTCCAAGGCCAACCAGCTAGCGCTAGCTACTGGGGAATCCAAGCACGATGACCAGACATTCAGCACAGCGGATTACGTAGACGAGGACGGAGATAAATTCGCCCTAGCTAGCACTGTTGTGAAACCTGCGTTTATGGCGATGGCTAACGAGCCTTTGATAGCCCCTCTGCATGCCCCTGACCTAGATGTAGAGTCTGTACAGGATACACTGGATAATAATGTCCGGTGGAACCGAGGGCCGTATAAAACGCTCATTAGCATTTTCGTGGATGAAGATGCAACAGACAATCCCGAAGAACTCGGTCTGAGCATTCCTCTTGATGATCTCGAAAACCATTAAGTATTAACGTAACCATTATGGCAAAATAAAACCCCAGTAAGGAACCTTGGAAATATCCTTGGAACCTTACTGGGGTTTTCTTGTTTCTATCTATATGTAGAATTACATTCTATTCATATCAATCTCTAGAATACGGCTGCTAAAGAATACACATTTCTCAGCGTCGTACACCTGTGTATTCCCCTCCTTAGATAATCCCAATGTTCGTTGGGCACTCTTACGCCAGATAGCTTTGAAGACATTGGCCTCTGCATATGTCATATCAAGGGCTTCAATAACATCGTTGCATTCGGCGCTGTAAGGCTCTACAAGAGGCGTTGTGGGATTGTTGATACTAACCTTGTAGTAGTCTGTTGAAAGCCCTGTGAGCGCCTTGTTGGGCTTCGTAGGGGCATCCTTTTCAATAGTGTCCGTAGGGCCCTTAAAAATATCATCTAGTTCCTCCCAAAGCTCTTGGTATCCGCCAACATGGCGCGGGTCGATTGATTCATCAGCCCCTTTAAAATAGACAATCTGTGGAACCGTTCGCGCATTTAAGTCCTCCTTGATATACTCCAATGCCGAGGCGTTCTCATCAACATCAACATAGTCGTAATCCGATCCATCTTTTTCTAATAGGTCTACAGCCTTCTCACAATAGGCGCAACCATCTTTGCCATATACAATATACATGCTCGTGTTATCTCCCTCTTCGTATGATTATGCTTCGCAAGCTGATCCACAACCACCACGAATGAATTGCTGAGCAGCGTTCACAGAGTGCTGGTAATACAGTGTGCACAGCCCCTTCTTCCAAGCGTGTAGAGTAACCTTGTTAGTCTCCTTGGTAGTGAAGTTCGCAGGAATCTTCAAATTTAACGATTGACCTTGATCGAGATATTTCTGACGAACAGCCGCTTGGTCGATAATACCGTATACGTCAATTTCATCGAATGTTAAGAACACCTCCTTTTCATCATCCGTAAGCTCTGTGAGACCAAGAACACTTCCATCATCCTTAGCAATTTTATCCCATGTATCTTTGTTATTGATTCCTTTCTCTTCTAGCATCTTCTCAAGGAATGGATTCTTGATAACAGCTTTAAGCTTGGCGAGGTCTTTGATATAAAAGTTCGACATTGGCGGTTCAATGCTCTGACTGATTTGACCCTGAATGAATGCCGAGGATGTAGTTGGAGCAAGCGCGTTAAGCGTCGTGTTACGCCGTCCATAGCCTTTAAGCAACTCAGGCTCCCCGTACATACGCGCTAACTCCTCAGACGCCTTGTAGGACTGCTGTTGGATGTTCTCGAAGCACTCCTCGGTAAGCTTGGTAGACTCTTCTGATACGAAAGGCAATCCCTTCGATTGTAGGAAGGATGCCCAGCCTAGAACACCGAGACCCAACGCCCGATGACGCTTTGCAAAGTTGTAGGGTCGCTCCATGAACTGGAAAGTCTGACGATCTTCTTTATGGTCACTGTCGCGAAGAGCTTCAAGCTTCTCGATAAAGTCTGTCATCACAGCGTCCAGTAGGAACACACACGTTTCAATTAGATCAGTGTTTTTCCATTCATCGTAATGAAGCATATTCAGGGACATTAGGTTGCAGACAAAGCTCTCGTCATCATTTGATGGCAGCAGGATTTCGTGACAGAGGTTTGAGCTAAGGATGTCCATGTCATTGTCTTTATACACATCAGGCTTATTACGATTCGCAGCATCGTGGAAGTAGACGTAGGGAAAGCCAATCTCGTCACGACTCTTCAAAACCTTACCCCAGATTTTCCGCTTCTCCTTATCACCTGCAATCATCTCCTCTAGCCAATAGTCCTTAACGGAAACTGACGTATTCATCACCTGTATGGGATGTCCCTCTGTACCTACCTCCAAGAACTCTTCAATATCACCGTGGTCAATCGGAAGTGTTGATGCCATATAACCGCGTCGTACACCACCTTGTGAGATTACGTCTGTAGCACTCTGAAACAGCTCCATGAAATGTACAGCGCCTGATGTCTCACCTTCACCTGCGATCTTCGATCCACGAGAGCGTACATCACCAAAGTATCCAGATGTTCCTCCACCCATCTTAGACATAATTCCCACTTCAGCGTGTGCTGATAAGATTCCTGCTGTATTATCCGGCACATGACTGTTAAAGCATGAGATAGGGAAACCGCGTCCCTTAGAAAAGTTAGCCCATAGTGGTGATGAGAAGGAGTTCCAATCGTTACCGATGTTGTCGTACACCTTATCTGAGAAACCTTCGATACCTAAAATTTCCTCAGCACGATCACCAATAGCGCGGATGCGCTGCTTAGCTGTTTCACCGTCTGACAAATAACCTGACTCTAGAAACTTACGTGAGTTATCGTTCAACCATTCAAAAGCCATATCCACTTCTCCTGTTGTAGTTTATTAAAACAAGTCGTCTTCGTCAAAGGACTTGCTGAACTTTGTATATGTGTTCGGACGCTTCGCGAAGAAGTCTGTGTGCATCGTTGATACGTTCTGTAGATCAAACCACTCTGTGCGCTCAAGAAGCTTCGGGTCAATCTCAAACTCCTTCTTGAAACCCGCCTGCTCAAGACCCGTGTTAAAGCGGTTCTTAATATACTCGATAGTCTCTTCTTCTGTCAAGTACGAAAGCTCACCTTCTTCATAAATCCACTTGATTACATCACGCTCTGCATCAAACGCTTCATGGACTAGTAGGCTTACACGCTCATTAAGGTCTTCGTCGAACCATGAAGGGTTCTCCTTTCGGATGATGTTTACAAGCTCACACCCGAAATCATTGTGAAGCTGCTCCTCCAGGGACGTTGCCGCTATGACGTTACTCAATCCGCTGAGAACACCCTTCTCTTTATTCATCTGTGAAAGGATCAAGAATTGGCTGAACAGGGATACATTCTCAATGAACAGTGTGAACAGAAGGATTGACTCTACGTAGTCTTTGTTGGAATCCGTCTTAGCTTTGGACAGCGCCTTCTGAGCATACGCGACACGATTCTTGATAGCAGGGACTTCTAAGACTTCCTCAAACTCTCCGTTGAGTCCTAAGACTTCCAATAGGTGTGAATAAGCTCGGCTATGACGGCAATTCCCTGTGATAGCAACACGCTTGCCACGACGTGTGATGATGTTTCCTTCTGGGACTGTTACGCAATACACATACCCGCTGTAGTCGATCTCTTTACGCTTGGGGTATACTTTCTTGCCGCTCTTTGTAATGTGTACATCATAGGAGCTTTTGGTGTTATTCATGTCTGCGTTAACACTGAACCCTCCTAGAGCTGCCATCGCCATGATCTTATCGACAGCAGCCTCACTCGCATTGTAATATGTGAAGCTTCCTCCCTTTGTTGTGACACTCCAACGCTGTAACTCGTCAAAGAAAGCTTCACAGTAGTCACCGCCTACTTCATCTAGGCTTACAAACCCGAAGTCTTCGATACCTGATGAAACCTCATCTGGAAGTTCTTCGACCTGAGTACCGATAAGAAGACGTTCCACATCTGTAAAGACCCTTCCACCTTTCTTGTGACCAGACGCAGGGTAGCTATAGTCACCTTCCCAAATGCCATCCTCAGATTTACGCTTCTCATAATAATCCTTCTGAGGGTGCATCACAAGAATGTCATGGTTGGGTGTTACGCAGATGTCCGTACCCTTTGATTGGTAAAGGTGCATCTTCCCCTCGTGGTGCTTTTTAACGTGCTGTGAAGGCTCTACAAAGCTCACTGTGCTGTTTACCATGTTGTACTGTGCAACCCTACCGCCTTCTTGTCGAAGCTCTTCAAAGAGCCTCCAGCCGTCTTGTGTGAGAACCTCAGTATCATCCGAGAAACATTCACTCTCTCCGAAGGTTGCTCCTACTTCCTGGATCTCGGCTTTCTTGAGTCGGTCTCCGACATTTCCCCAGAATGTTTTAACAGCTACCTCTACTTGTGAAATAGCGAGCATTGAGCGCTTTGCAGCCTCAACCTCATTGTGTTGCATGGTAGCCTTGAAGTCCTGTACATCAGATGTGAAGTTGAACTCACTAACAATCCAATATGACTGCTGGATAGCATCTACATATTCCGCAAGGTTGGGGTACTCGAAAGGCTTGTAAGCGATACGCTCTCGGAAGATATCAGGCATATTGTCTTTCCGATATGTGACATACTCACGAGCCACATCGAAAGCCTGTGCTTTCATAATACCATTCTCTACAAGCTCGTGAAGACTGTCTATATCAATGTCCTCACCCTTGGTGACGTTCTTCTCGACATACCGAACAACCTTCTTCTGAAGCTTATCATCCTCATAATCTGTACGGGACATGGCTTTTGCAACAGCAGCCTTGATCTTCTCCTCATCAAATTCTTGTGTATCTCCCGTCCGTTTAATTACCAACATCTTCAAGACCTCTTTGTGTGCCCGTATAAGTGCGCCATCCTTGGCATGACGTTTCAATGTCCTAATATCCTACCATCTTTCATCAGCCTTGTGGACCAATAATCGCTCCAAGCTGGTCTTCTAAATCTTCCAAATCCATTTCAACAAGGAGGTCGTCGTCTGTATCGGCACTAACAGAGATAATCAATTCCATTGTCTCCTCATCAAACCAATCTGCACTAACCCTATAATTTAATGATCCTACCGAGATTATCTCTCCTTCCGGATTGTTTTTAATACACTTAATAACCCTCAAAGCACTCTTCTTTAGATCAACCTCCAACTCCCGTTGAGTGAGCTTTTCCCGTGCGTATCTAGAGGTATCAAGGATCAGCTTTGCTGATTTTCCAAACATCTCGGCGGGGATTAGGAAATTTACATCCTTGACATCCCCTTTTTTGTGGAGAGGATTGTAAGATCCTGTTCCATATTCTTCTACACCATTGTCAGAATCCCATGACAATCTAGTATTCCCCCAGAAGCTATTATGAATGTCAACACCCACATCATTCATGTATCCGAAATGATCGTTGGCTTCAAGGTATGTCTTCATCACTTCAACGATGGTAATACTGTCATCCATCTTTTTGGAGTATTCCACGTTAGTCCCACCGTCTTCCATAATAATTGTCATCTTAGCCATTGGTATTTCCTCTTTATCCGCGTTTCGTATGATTAGGAATTAGCTGACGGCTCTGAATCCATCCTTTGAAATTGCCTGACCAGTAGTTGTCGTCCACGTCGAGCTGCGTGTGGCCCTCTTCCGGGAACAAACCTTCACAATCACTTGTAGGCAGCTCCATCGGTGTAGCTTGATGTTCTACCACTGATGCGTGAGGAGGATCGCTCTCAATGAGCATCTTATAGATTCTTTTAGCTTTGTCAATAGACGTATCGAGGGTTCGGAAGCTGACCTGCGCACAACAGCTTGCAGAGACCTTTAGAGCGTCTTCGAGGCTTAGGATGATGTCGCCCCCATCTTCATCGTCAACGTAGTACCACAGCTCTCCTAGAGCCCCTCGCATGTGTCCTACATAAGGTGTGTGCCATTCTCCGGGACTTAACTTGAAGGGCTCACTTTCTTCAAGAGCTTTCTTCATGCAATCCGAAAGCTCTTTAATCTCTGGCTGGGCATCCTCATGTGATCGAAGGTGGAAGAAGTTATTAAACTCTGTTGCCGTCGCGACACCCTTTACCCATGACCAAGGCTCAATATAACGCCCTGCGTGCTGCTTATGTAATCCAAGCTTCTCAAGCTTCTCAACGCCTTCTGAGCAATAATCCCTCATATCATTGATGATTGATTTGGCAATATGTTGATCGTTTAAATTAAGCTCTTCACCAGCCTGCATGCCCGATTTATTCGATCCAAAGGAAATCGGCATTGCTGGGTTTTCATTGATGATTTCAATCTGCTTTAACAGGGGGATTGCCCGTGTGCTTGCAGCGTTCCTGCTAGCTGATCTATGAGTATTGAATTCACTCAGAATAAACCGTGGATAATCAAGTTCAAATGTTGTGATACGTTGCCTGTCAATACTAGAGATGCTATCCGCAATTACCGTTGCCGATATCCCTCCTTTCCCTTCAATCCGTGTCATCATTTATCACCTTTCATAAGAAGTTCCATGAGTTTACCCTTCGGGTCTTCAAAATGCAACCCTTTTAGAATCTTTCGAGTTCCTTCGTCGGTTGTTCCTACGATGACATAACGACCCTCTCCAGCTCGCTCATGGTGTACATTCTTGTACCTTTCATCATCTTCATACGCCGATACGGACTCTTCAGCTTCCTTCTTCGTCTTGCAAAACTTATTGAGGTTCTGTTGGGACACAACGTCCATCGCCCCCTTAATATCTTCTTCAGAGAATCCTGCACGATACCCAAGGCCTAATGTAACAACAAGGATGTCAGCAAGAGCATCAAGAGCATCTGTACGGCTGCCCAGAAGCCAGTGTTCCTTGTTACCCTCAAAGGAATTAAGCGCTGTACAAAACTCATCGAGCTCCTCGTCAATGAGGGTAATACCACCCTCGATATTCTCCACTGTCTGTTCTTGCGAGCATAGCCCGATACGATTGAATAGGTAGGTCTTCTCTACAAAGTCTTGCATGTCATTCCCCTTAATTGTCTTCCAAATATTCGGCTGATCTACGAAGAAGCTCTGGTTCATCTTTAAAGTTTCCAATGCCGTTGTTGCAGAATCTGCACAGGACGCCTCTTATCTTGCCCGTCTTGTGAGAGTGGTCAATATGGAGGGTGCCAATCCCTGCATCGCCTTCAATAGACTTGCATATCATGCACCTTCGACCAACCCCCTCCATCAACGCCTCATAAACCGCAACTGAGATATTGTACCGCCTGTTCAAGTCACTTGCAAGCTTCCTTTTGCATTGATACGCCACCTTTACGTCTTGTGACGGGTTGTGCCTAAACCCTTGTAAGGGCGTAGATGATCTGACACGGTACTCTTTGGGATCATCAGGATGATTGCAATGCGACGCCATGATAGCTTGGTTTCATTTGCAAGATCAAGGGAAATTTCCTTCCAATTTAAATCCTTCATTGTGCATCCTCCAGTTTTGTCTTTACGGCAATCCAATATGCGTCTGCCAAATCTTCACGACCATTGGATTTTGTTATCTTTTCAAATAGCTTCTTAGCCTGATCGGGGAGGGCGTTGTACATATCGTCCTTAGACGCCTTCCCAGCGCCCGTGGCGCATTTCTTTACCGTGGATGGTGTGTACACCTTTGGATAATACAGCGCCTCTCTAAGAGCCCCTACAAGCATGAATTGAAGCCCTGCAAGTTGCTGTAACGTTGTCCCTCTCATCCCAAACGCTAATCCCTCAATCCCAATGCCTTTTACGGCACCTGTTAGTTCATCTGTGGTCTTTATAATACATGTTGTTGTTTCTGCAACAAGTGCCGCCCGTGTAAAATAATCCCCATCACTTTTAAGTGTCTGCACAACCTCATGGGTTACAACATTAAGATCATCGTCAATGGTGACGATCCCTGTATTTCGATATGATTGGTCAATCCCTATGTACATTATTATTACTCTTTGTCTTCTTCGGGCACCTTGTAATACTCACCTTCTGTTTTAAGCATGTACGCCAGCTTCATATTCTCCAAGAACAATTCCTCAGCGGTTTTCTCAATGGTTTCACCGTACCAAGTAACGTACTCGTGAACATCTCCAAAGTGCTTCCTGTAAGCTTCTACAGATGCTTCGTACATCTCCCGTTCGCTGTTGCATCCTTCGAGAATCTTTCCCGCCTTGACGACGCCAATACGAGGAATCCCTTCGTAATTATCTACACTCATGTCACCAGCACAAGCCTGTGTATAGCACCAAAGTAATCCTTCTTCCGGAGTGACGTATTTGAAAGATCTCTTGACCCAGTTGTAATGCCACAAGGGGGCTTGGTGTACATCCTTGTCCAAGTTTGCAGCAACTCCAACAAGACCCTTCCTGTAGCAATCCCACAGCCCTGTTGTCATGTAATCATCACATTCAATATAGTCTACAAACTCTGCACCATGAACATTCACGATATGTTGCTCTACACTGTCAATCCACTTGGGCTTCTTAGTATCTGCCCGATCCCCTTTGTACTTGTGAATGGTTGCTACCGAGTGTCTGTAAGAATCGTCACCTGTGAGGTATAACTTGTAAACCTTCGCAGGGCAATCCTCTTTGATACTTTTGAGGATCAAGTCACACGCATCTTTTGCTTGCTGTTCTTCTCCTATACGTTTATCGGGAACCTTGTAATACCCCGATGTGTCAATCATGAAGAACTCTGAAAGCTCTCTTAGATACTCGTTAGCTGTTTTAGCGTTGCTGTATTCATCAACAAAACTTCCTCCCTCGTCATACAAATGGTAGTAAGTCTTCTCAACTGAAAAGCTGGAACGATACTTTACCAGATCACAGTCAATATAACAAACATCAAAAACATCTGGAACATCCATAATCACCAAGCCTTCCATGTGATGAGAAGGGCTGACACAATAATCACCGTTAGTACAATAATTTCCATCGTCTTGACTTCCTATATAATGGGCGGCGCTTTGCCGCCCCAATACTTTATCAATTCCCTATAATTTTATACCTTCATCCATCTCACGGCTTTAAAACGGCGCGTCATCATCATCCTCCTCTTCCATATCGAAACCGTTATCAGGTTGGTTTCCCGAACCCCCTGCCATGGGGGCCTCATCACGTTCATCAATCTCCATGGTACCACCAAGGAAGGCTTCTTCCTCCTTGTCACTCCCCCCAGATTCATAACTGATAAGGCTGTTAACCTTGACCCGTGACAGGTAACTGAATGTGCCAAAGTCATTCTGGTTGATATTGAGAAGAACGTCAACGCTGCTACCATTCCCAACAAGCTCGCTGAAGGTGATATCAACCGGCTTGCCGTCTACAACCTGTGCAACCCGTGGGCGCATCTTAGGATGCATTTGAGATCCGTCCTTCTTCTGTGCCGCCTGCTTAGCCTTGATGAGATAAAACTTCTTAGCGTTTGGGTCATCAAGAACGCTCTCATCTTCAAGCTTGAATTTCTCTTTGAAGATTGCCGCCGACATCTTCTTGGAGGGCTGCTTGGCGAACACTTCATCCCATTCATCAGCCACGTCTTCGTTCACGAGAAGATCAATAGTGTACTCAAACTGGGTTGGGTTATGCATAGTACGCTCTTCGTAGATCGGAGAGGGCTTCTGAATCTTGCAATAGAATGCAAGGGCATCTTTGACGATGGCGCTTGTGATGTTTCCCTTGGAGTCTTTATTGAAAGTAATTGAAGCTGTCATAATAATTTGTCCTGTCTTTGGTTGATGTTTAAATTGTATCCATTCTTTCGTATTCTAACGGATTTTATAGATGAAGTAAAACACTGTGTAGGCGATTAGAAGCAATGTCATCGGAACCCACAAAGGAGCTGTAACCAACCACCCCTGCTAATTTTAGAACCATGAAGATTAAGAACAAGAGTCCTCCAAAACCGACTCCCCCTGATTGTTGATTATCCATTATTCATTCCTTATCCTCTCGATCTTCCCCGTTACCAAGGAATCCCATCCCCTCCACAAGCTTCCATCTCCCATTCTTTTTATTCGCTCGGTATTCTTTATCTTGGTTACGTTCCTCTTTGGGCAGGCGCTTCGTGTCGATCCGCCCTGCTCCATTGCCCTTGTTGATATGTTCGTAAACCTTATCGTTGCCGTGCTCATCTTCCAAATCTTCAATCAATGCGCTTGTAATATTCATCGTCTTCCTACGTTTCGTTGGTGAGGGTTAAGTATACCACAGCTCTTTGGATTTTTCAAGAGCTTTGATGAGATTGTTAATGTCCTTCATACACACTGAAGCCATGTCACCCTCTGCAATAACAATAACCTTTTCCCCAGCTTCGAAATTGAGAGTAATAACATCCCCGTCATATTCTCCAAACCTAATGCTCTGTACAGTTTGTGGCCTTTCGTCACGAATGTCAATCTCTTTATGGTACATGTTTATATCCTTTCGGGTTGGTTGTTGATGTGTTCAAGTATACGTCTGGGCCCTTCCTTTGCAACCCCTTTTTGGAACATTAGTGAATTTCTGCCCAGCTTTTTCCAGATTGGGCGGTGCCTGTCACCAAAACCTCAAGTCCAAGGCGTTTAGAGGCTTCACCATACATCTCTGACATGAGTTGAATACCTTCTTTTTCTTCGTTAAGAGGGAACTCAGACGTCAGTTCATCATGAAAGCTCCCTAGCTGCTTACCATTCAATACTCGGACTTTCATCTGTTCGTTTACCCAGTTGATGGCTTCGTTCTGGAGAGTGGCTTCAGAGCCCATCAATAAGTAGTTCAACAGCTTATGTTCTGATCCGCACCAAACTTTTACGCCTCCCGCAGTTTCTATATAACCACCTCCTCGAAACTTGTTACTGAGCCATTGCTCTTTCAGCCCGTCAATGAGATTTTTGACTTTCGGAAGCCTCTCAAAGTAATTGTCCATTACTTTCTTTCCCTGAGCTGCTGTCTCATAGCCTACCACATTAGCGAATTTTTCTTGGCCGCTACCGAAGAGGAGCGCATAGATTCCCTTCTTAGAAATCTTCCGAGCGTCGCCGATCTTCTTGATCGTCGCCCCGTCTTGAGAATCTACTGCGTATACCCAATCCTCGTCAGATACAAGTCCAAATAGCCGGCTGTTCAGAGAATGCGCATCTGTGCCAACGTAATTATGATCCGCGTCAAACTCTTCACCCTCGACAACAGACTTTGTAAACTCCTCATCACCCATGAAATTCGCCAGAAGTCGAAGCTGCGAAGAGTCCTGATCCACAGATACCAAAATTTTATCGTCTTCACACGTCCACGTTTTCCGCATCTCCCATCCGTAAAGCGCTGAATTACTAGGGCAATTTACGATTTTTGTCTGCGTCGATCTACCAGTGCTGCTTTGCCAGCACAATGCGCCTGCTGAAATCCTCCCATCTTCCCTGATCTGATTCAACCACCCTTTCGTACCATCCTTCTCATTCTCAAACGTCCTGCGACGATGGATGTACGTGTTATAGTTTGCGATCTTTTTTCCTAACCCCCCTTTGATGCTACCAAAAGAGTCCTCGGTGAGTTTAGCCGACTTCTTAATCATATTCCCACGATCATCACGCTCAAGCTTGCCGTCACTATCCTTCTGGTAATTCCATTGAGTCGGTTGCCAACCTTCACTAAGGAGATAATCTTTAACAATAGCGTGCTGACTCATCTTGGAATCAAATATTTCGATCCGTGTATGAGCGCCCCTTACCAAACGATCTGACTCATCGGGTTCCTGACTAATCCCAAAATGGGACGCCGTATGCTTATCGTATAGCCCATTCTTTAGAAACACCTTCGTTGTCGGAATATACGATTCCTTGATAACCTTCCCTGTCCTCATATCCATCTTGGGCTTTGGAACCTTCCGATAAAACTTTTCCCATTTATCTCGAACATCCTCCCAAGTAGCTTTAACGGCTTTTGGCTTGACCTGCTTTGGAAGGTTGGGCTCAATCTCATTTCTAAGACCATCAATGATCCCATCAAGATCGACAACGCATTTCCGCATGTGCTCCTTGTCGCCATACCATCCCGTCATCTCCTGATGCGCATAATGAAACTGCGCCTCTTGAGTCCTAAGAATCTGCTCTGTAAAATCAAGACCCGTTTTCTCGGCTTCATTATTAAGATAAATATAAGCCTTCCGATTAATCTCTATATCCACGAGACAGCGGTTAAGCTTCGCTGCATCCCAGTATGTCCAGTCCTCGATAGACGGCTTCGGAAACTTGAAAAGATCCCCGTAATATGCTAGTCCATGATTACCTTTCTGACCCTTGATGCGTGGCCTGTCAAAGTGCTGACATTTCGATTGTACAAAAGTATCCCAATGCTTGTCAAACGGAACTGTCTTTGTATTCCACAGATTGGGAAAGAACCTGTTCAATACATGCGTATCAAAGCCCATAAAGTTATGCGCGACTATCCTGTCATACCCCATAAGATGTTTAACACCATCCTTGAGATTCCCGTCAGGAATACGATCTCCACAGTCCTCCGTTGTGAATACCTTTTCATTCGTACCATCAGCATCTTTGCAAGCGATTACATAAATCTTTGTAAGCTGTTCCAGAAGCCCGTTTGTTTCGATGTCGAATATTACCGTTCCCATACCACTTCCTCTTTGCCCTTTGCCAGAATCAGGTGTGCAATCATACCGCCTAAATCTTCTAGCGTGCAAGTAGTTTATTCACATTAACCATCCCAAGGGATATCTTCAAAACCCCCGTCCGTACCATCACCTCCATCACCTTTGTCAATCTCTGTCATCTCACCTGTAACAGGATTATAGAGAACCTTTGCAGCTATGCCAGTGTTACCAGAGTGACGATTCTTCAAAACCCTGATAGTAGACGTGTTACGCTCCTTATCATCGTCCGCTTGGCTGTTACGCTCGAACCCAATGACGGTATCTGACAATTGCGCAATCCCCGCTGAACCTCTCAGCTGTGAAAGCTCTGTAGCGCGTCCCTGCTCATGTCCAAGACCTTCAGGACGCTTCAGATGGCACACCATGAATAGGCACACATCAAGCTCCTGAACGAGCGTCCTGATCTTCGTGCTGATCTCGTCAAGCGCCCTACGCTCATCACCATGGACACCACCACTTACAAGGATCGAAATGTGGTCTAAGAAGATGTATTTGCAATCCGCAACCCTTGCAAAGTATGTGATGTTCTCGCAGATGGTGTCAATATCATTGCTTCCAAAGCTATCATACAGGAATACACGTCCTGTTCCAAGTGTACCCTCAAAAGACTCCCTCATTTCGTCCTGTGAAGCCCCGTGTTCAGGTAGATGAAGAAGTTTGTTAGCATCCATGCTCATCAAGCTAAGACCTGTCTTGCGAACGCTCTCCTCAAGGAACATGCCAGCCACATTCTCATTTGTCGTCTTCAGAATATGGTGCATAAACGCCCGAGCAAACGTACTTTTACTTACGCCCGTTCCAGCTACCATCGTCACCAATTCTGACGTTCGGATACCGTCAAGCTTCTCATTAAGACCTTTGAAAGCGTATGGAATTGAATTGTCCTCAACCGATTCGCTGACAAGCTCCCAAAGACCTTCTCCAGATATAATGCCAGACGGAGAATACGGTTCAGCCTTCCAAATGAGCTTGCTAAGCTCTGAACCCTTGCCCTTACGAAGCATGTCGCATGGGTCTTTCTCAGAGTAGCTGGCAATCTTGGCCTTGCCCATTGGAAGAGACTTTGCAATATCAAAAGCTGCCTTCTTTCCGGGATCATCCTGATCCATCACCAAGATGACAGATTGGAATCCATTGACAAACTTGTAATTCTCCTTGACGGACTTGGCATTGGCACCGTTTGGAAGTCCTACAACAGCGTTTATGAAGTTTCCGTTTCCATTCTCTACCATTGCCTGCTGCATTGCGATGGTATCAAGCTCACCTTCACAGATAATGAGGAACTTATTACTGATACGGTTCGCATACTCCCCGCTCCCGCTGAAAAGATGCTGACCAAATAGTTCGCTCTTCTTCGTATCGCCGATTGCTCGGAATGTCTTCGGAAGCTCCCGAACCTTCCATCCCGTAATTTCCCCTTCTTTGTGAACGGGGTGGTAATATGTGTCAATACTCCCGTCTTCTTCATTGTATGAAACCTTCATGCCATACATTTCACAAAAGGTCTTCTTGATGCGGCGCTCCTTGACGCCCCTTGTATCGTACTCTTTGATGCTCTCTACTGTTGCCACGTCTGCATTCACCCCTGTAGATGAGTTGTCAATGAATTCGTAATCACTCCCCAGCTTCTTTGGGGAGAAGTACCTTTCGCAAGCATAGCAATACCCATCCTCAAATATAACCCCATCGCTATCCTCCTTTCGATAAACCGCCAATCCGTCTGAACTGTCGCAATCTACGCAAGCGGTATGCCCTACAAAACTTCCTTCCTGCATCGTGTCACCCTTTCCCATTTTGGATTGTTTCAATACGATCTTTCGGAATATCCGATGTAATGCCGATGGCAAACCCCGCAGCCACCGCCAAAACCATGAGAATAATTAAAGAGGCTCTCGTAATATCCATTCCAACCCACCCTTTGTGTGATTACACCATATTCCTAATAAACAGCATTCTCTCAGCTTCACGACGCCGTGTCAATCCCCTTACAACGATTTTTCTACCCCCGACTGTCGCCTTGTTCCACATCAGGAAGGCATCCGCAGCGCCTTCATAATCCCATGTATTGAGTCGCCGTACAACGGAGCTTCTCTTGAATCCATAAGCTCCAATATTATATGAAAGGGATGTCATGGCATCAAACATGCATTGGTCAATAGGGACGGTTACACACCTTCTAACGGCTTCCGCGTATACATCATCAACCCTCTTCTGAAGATGCTCTGAGGCCGCCTTCTCGGACGTTGTATCACCCTCCTTGACGCCCTCTGTCTCTCCATAGCCAATGGTAAGGACGCCTGCGATATCATAATACGCCTCTGAACGAAATCCTTCAAATTCCTTGAGGAGGCTTGTCCCTTCCTCCCCGAAATTGAAACGCCGTGCGAAATCTTTAATCGGCTCCGGCTCCGGCTCTTCATAAATCTTGTAAATTTCATCATAAAAGTTCATATTTCTATTCTCCTACGTTTGTTTGTTTAAGAAAAGGCACATGCCAATGTTTCGTGTACAGCCATTCGTAATCTTCTTTTTCATCATCCATACTATTAATCCTTAAATATCCGATACGTTATAAATGCCGCTCCAAGAATAATAAGCGCTACAATTACGATGTCAAAACCCATTCTTACTCTTCCTCTTCCATTGTTAAAATCTCAACGATATGTTTGTAAACTAGACCCTCTTGCTCTAGAAAATCCTTAACGTCCCCGAGATGAGCTTCAATTATGCGTGACCATTGTTCGTCTGTCAAGAAGTTTTCTGCACCGTCTTCACAGATTTCCTCCGCTCGTAATATTATGGTGTCTTTGTGTGAGTTGATGTAATCAATATCTGAATCATAGCCCATTGTTAGTGCCCTTCTTTCGGTGGTGTGGATACCCAGTATTGTTCGTGGGAAGGATGATGTCAAGGATGTTTGGTGTTCTTGGGAGGATGTAAGGAGGAGAACCCTGTACAGGTGCTTATGAATGCCTCTAGAAGCTCTTGTGAGGCTCTGTGAGAGCTTTGATGGTATGAGTAGTACATTGGCTCAGGGTAATGGCGTTTGAAGTCTTAGAAAGGCTTGTAGGCGCTTACGCTTATGTCACACAATCAAAGGTCAGTTGTGCTTGGGAGAATCTACAGTAATTTGCAGGTTATTGAGGAGGGTCTTTATAAAGGTCAGATGCAAAGGTTGTGTAGAGTGTCTTGGTGTCTTATAAAGTAGGAGGGTTATAGGATCATACGATCCCCTCCCATCCTCAGGCGCTTTACAGGGTTATTGGGTAATCCCTTTATAAAGGTCTCTTGTAAAGCACTTGTAGAAATGCTCTTTATCTAAACCTTTCTTATATTAGATTCTATTAGATTACTTGTCTTTTAGAAGGTAATTTTAAAGCGCTTTTAAAGTACTGTATAAGGAAGGTCTTAGAACTAGTATACACCGAGATCTATACCTGTCAAGCGGTTTATTTTCACCAGTGTCCTCTCATTGAGTGTGTATCTGACAAGGATGGTGTGTATGGCTGTACAACGCTCTACAAGGCTTCCTGAGGGCTTCTGTACTACTGAGATGCCCAACCATACTGGGTACACCCTCTAAAGGTCTTACAGGAGCTTGTAGGAGGACACTGCTGTATGACGACTCCCCCTTCTAACACCCTATTTTTAACATCCTATACACGTACTTGATATGCCAGATGAAAGAGGCCGCATGAGGTATCCTCATAATATAAGACATTTGAGTAAATACTCGTTGACAGGTCTTACGTGCTAGTCTATTCTAATATAGAAATTATCAAGCACCAAGAGGAAATAAATATGCACACCAAAGGAACCTACGATGTTGGAGATATGCCATCGCTGAAATCTAGCCTTGGAAAGCACGGGACGGAGCGTGTTGCGTATAAGCACAATGATACCAAGAGCAAGCGCGGTAAGAATATTGAAAATACCGTGATAGATGAGATGCAAGGGCGTCTTGTATCCGACGCTTTCTGTGGTGTAAACGATATCATTGCGGGTGTTTGTAGGCTTGACCATTACAATCAAAAGGATCGTAACACCCCTCTTTCACAGAACAGGATGCTAAATATATTACAAACCATGAACAATATCAACACCCGAGAGGTAATGGTGATGATGGATGTTAGTGCCCGTTATGCGAGGTATTACGTCAAAGCTTCTGAATTAGCTATCAGATTCATTGAAGAACATTTTGAGGAAGAATATAATGATTTCTTGGTTGTTGACGATGGCACTTGATAAGAATTTAAAGTCTCTTAGATAATGCGTCCGCCTAAAATGGGAGGTTCACACAACAAGGAGATCTTGGGATATGGGATATGGGAGATGACGAGGGCATTGAACGGAAAATTGTATCGAGGAAAGATGCCACTGTGCGGGGGTTGAAGAAGTACTTCACGGGTAAGCCCTGCAAGAAGAGTGGCCATGTTTGTGAGAGGGCTTTGAATGGGAATTGTGTTGCTTGTAAGAAAGAATACGATATAAAGTATTCCCGAGAAAATGCCGAAGCCATCACGGCATACAAAGGGAAAATGCCGAAGCTATCGCGGCATACAATAGGGAATACTCCCAAGAGAATAAGGAGGCTATCGCGGCAAGGCACAGGGAATATTTCCAAGAGAATAAGGGTCGGAGGAACGAATACAAGAAAAACCGCCGAAAGTATGATGAGGGCTTCCGCATGGAGGAGATGTGCAGAAACATGCTCCAAAGAACCCTCAAAGCCACCAAGATGTCCAAGACATCCAAAACCTACAAAGCCCTTGGGTACAATGGCGAAGACCTTCTAACCCATCTAGAAGCCCTTTTCCAACCACCCATGACATGGTACAACCAGCATCTGTGGCACATTGACCATTCCTATCCCGTGTCACGTTACATAAAAGATGGCGAGGCCGATCCAGCGGTTATAAACGCCCTGTCCAACCTCATTCCGATGTGGGCAGATGACAATATGGCAAAGGGCGATATGACGCTTGAAGAGTACCTAAAAGAATTTCCAGATAAGCTTGCACTCTACGGGAAGTTTCTATAATATGGCTTCAACATAAGAGACACTAACGGCGGTGCTACGCGACATGATCGAACAGGAAATGTATCAAGAATTAACAGGGCGGGACCGTGGAATGAAAAATACATACTTGACACTGAACAGATTCTCAAGGTTTTACCTCTTGGAAATGTTTTACTTGTGATGGCACGGGATGGATAAATCATCAAGATGGCGAAGTTATTGGAACAGGATATCGACAAGATATTGAAAATGGCATAGACTGCAATGGCCTCGGACAAATTGTAAACGTGGAGGACAATTAAGATGGCTGATGATGGTGAATACACCCTCGACACAGGGCCAACATTAAAAGTTGGCGAACTGATTGATAAGCTAAAACTCCAAGACCCTGAAAAGAAGATTGTGATATTTGCAGCTGGTGATGATTACCCTTGCTGCCAAGTTCAGGATTTGGAATATCTAGGTAATGATGATTTTGTAGAGCTTGGTGCGGGATGGAGACCTATCGACATCGGCATCTGTTGAGTAATTATCAATGTCACCGCTACAAGCTCCTACAAGCGCCCCTGTGAGGTTTTAATGGGTAAGAAGGGGCGTTCTAGGGGGTTCGATACAGAACGTCTCTGGGGCATCGGGTGGATATTGAAATATTTAGTAAATTACTAGACACCGGTATTAAATGTTGATATTGTGGGCAAACACACAGGGTCATTGGCGGTCTAAACTACTATCAAACTATCAAACTATGAAGCATATAAGGGGGGAGAAAGATGAAAAGTATTGATGAAAACGTTTATTTGGTAATTTATAACAACGGTGATTTCGAAGGTTTTGTTGAGACAACAAAAGCCCTGAGCCAAGAGTATCGAAAGACATTTGAAGATTCTTCGGGGAATGGTAATGTGGAAATTGTCTTGGCTGATTGCCGAAGTAAGCAACTAAAAATTAAATTGTCAGCGGGCATTGACGGTGTTGATATGGAAGAGTACAGTAAAGATGAATTGTTCGAGAATCATCCTGAGCTTTTTGATGATCCGAAGAAACGCCCCATAACTTAAAGACAACCATCAAGGATTTATTACAGATGTCAATTATTCCAGCACAACACGAAGCTTCTCAAAAACGCCTAATGAATGATGATTACCTCCTCCCGACTTACTTTGATATTCGGGATGATATTCTCAATGAGATTGAAGAGTTGAAGGGTAAATATGAATACTTCACAATTACAAATAAAGACATCGCGGAGGTTCGAGAGGGGACTGGCAACGAAATGAATATTGGGGACGCCGTTTCTCTGTGTATTCTAAATGAATGGAAAGATTATGAGGGTTTGTCCATTGACGATGGCGGGGATTATAAATCTGATGTTGGTGAGGGGGACAAGAAAGTTATTCACACCTCGCTTTATGATGAGAAAAACGAAACGATCTATTACTTTTTGAAATAAGGAGAAAGCCGTGAGAAAGTTTAAGAAAGGTGATTACGTACAAACCTCAGAATTAACCTTTGAAGGCTTCAACGAAATATGTAAGTCAATGATTAGAGATGGTGCTGGCACAGGAGAGTTATAGTCAAGAAAATAATTGGAGATCGTGGGATTACCAAATCGCCCGTAAAGCATCGCCCAATGCGGCGCTTGTCTTTATATGATCATCAATACCTGGTAAATATACAGTATGACAAAGCGCGCCTACAAAGAACTGGAGATTGATTGCAATGGATATTAATAAAATTCTGAAACAGCACGCAGCGTGGCTTTATAGAGATAGTGAATACGGGGAGCGCGCTAATCTGAGAGACGCTAATCTGATGGGTGCTAATCTGACGGGTGCGTAATCTGATGGGTGCGTAATCTGAGAGACGCTAATCGG